CTTCGTCAAGCCACAGCGATATGTCCATCTCGCAAGAAAGCCTCGGATGGCCTATTGCCATCAGCAGCACACATCAGTCAGAGTCCTAACTCAGACCACAACACAGGTTATGCAGTAGATCTAACCCACGACAGACTCGGTGGCATTGATTGCGTTAACATATTTGAAGAACTAAAAGCAGACAAGCGCGTTAAGTATCTTATTTTCCAGGGCAAGATCTGGTCAGCAGAGCGTGCATCAGAAGGGGACCGTGATTACGACGGTTCAAATAAGCACAACAAACATCTTCACATCTCAATCAAAGAAGGATGTGGAGATGACACTTCCCCTTGGTTCCCTTGGTTGGGAAAACCCAAGGCCGTCAACAAAGTTAAGGCAGCAGTTAAGCCTTTACCTAAGAAGAAGGAGAACCAATGAACAAAACAACAAAGGCAGTAATCGCATCGTACCTACGTGCAGCAGTAGCATCCGTGCTAGCTCTGTACCTTGCAGGCGTCACAGATCCAAAGGCACTAGCAGCAGCAGCAGTATCAGCTATTGCAGGCCCAGTACTTAAGTGGCTTGATCCTAAGTCAGCAGACTTTGGACGCGGATCTAAGTAGACGTAGAACCGCAGCGCGAGGCAAACAGGAGGTCGGTCCCTACGGGGGCCGGCCTTCTTTTTTTGTCCCTAAAATATGCCAGAGTTTGAATCACCTGATAGGTGAGTCTTTAATCTATGACAGTTGGCACACAAGGTTTGTAGATTGTGTGGCTCATTATTCCACCGGTCACCGTCTATGTGGTCTACATCTAGCTGAGAGATGTGTACTGGTATGAACCCACATCCTTTACATTCTGTGCCTTTATGTCTAGCGTATGGATAGACGGTGTTGTTGTAGTTGCGCTTCCATACAGTGCGACAGCGATACCTACTAGAGAGCTGGTTCTTCTTGTCTCTTAGTTTAATCTTTGTTGGGCCACAAATAGAGCACGTGGCAGTGCGTTCTTCTTCGTTATAGTTACTGAGTTTGTGCTGCATCTTTGTCTATTGGACAAGGCACAACTACTAGATTCCCGCAGTTGACACAGGTTGCATCTAAGAAGTACCAGACTAACTCGTAGTCTTCAAAGGAGGCCATAACACTAAAGACTTGTGAGCCACACGGACACACGTGAAGTGGTCCTAAGCCCCGCAGATCGGTCCCGAAAGGCTCAGGAAGGGTATTCCTACGCCATCTAAACGATGGCAGGGTTGGTAGACGGAACCGTATGGTTACTGTACGGTTGGTACCGTTGCGCCCATTAAGGGCGCCCACCCGTTTAATTCGCCTCACGGCTCATATGGTAGTGCCTAGTAGGTGTCGCTACGCGACGACACGCCGTAAGTGGTGATAGCATTCCAGTATGACAACAATCGCAGCGATAGAGGGTATTGATTACGCAGTTCTAGTAGCTGACTCACAGATCACAGAAGATAATCTCGTGACGTTAGCCACTAGTACGCCCAAGATCGTTGAGGTTGGTAAGTATCTCATCGGGATATCAGGTGATACTAGGCCAGGTGACATACTTTCGTATAACTGGAAGCCACCGGTGTATCGTGGTGAAGATCCTGCACAGTTTATGGGAAAGAAAGTCATACCTAGTATCAATCAAACATTTACCGATAACAACTACGACTACAATAAGGCGGATAAAGATGGCGGTTTTGATTATCTCATTGCTTTTAACGGCAATATCTGTCGTATTGCTTGTGATCTCTCTTTTTTCCAAAGCAATGTCGGAGCATATGGCATCGGTTCTGGTGGTCAGTTTGCTCTTGGCTACCTTTCTTCAGTTATCAAACCTGATATGGATGTAGCCTTTGCTAAGCGACACGCCCGTAAAGCAGTAGAGATTGCGTCGGTGCTTGACGCTAACACTGGCAAGCCCATACAGTTAGTAGTCCAAGAACGGTTCTAGGAGGAGCTATGGATAGCGAAGGCGTTTATATTAAGCACGAGATGAAAGAGATTATTGCAACAGGTGAATACGCTGCACACTACTGGTTCGACCAGGGTTGGAAGGCGTGTAGACTTGCGTTCTTGTTGCACAAACAAGCAGAAGAAGCTGGAGCATTTAGAGTATGACAGACCCAAAGGAACTGCTGCTGACTGCACTACGTGCAGGCGATGCTAAGCGTTCACGATCTACACAGGTACAGATTGGTCCATCAGAGGTAGGTGGCTGTCGCCGTAAGGTGTGGTACCGACTTAACGATCAACCTGAAACTAATGACAACGAATTAAAACTCGCTGCGATAATGGGTACTGCTATCCACGCAGAGATTGAGAAAGCATTAGCAGATAATCCAGATGTGCTAATTGAAACTGAAGTTGAATACAATGGAATGAAAGCACACATTGACTGTTTCGTACCTGGTACTGGTGATGTGATTGATTGGAAGACAAGCAAGGTCCGGAACCTTTCTTACTTTCCATCAACACAACAACGGTGGCAGGTGCAGCTATACGGCTACCTCCTAGCTAAGAACGGCTATGCGGTCAACCGAGTGTCACTGGTAGCAATTGCCAGGGACGGGGACGAAAGAGATGTCAAGGTTCACACCGAAGACTACGATGAGTCCATTGCACTAGAAGCACTCGGTTGGCTAGCGGCTGTTAAAGAAGCTAAGGAAGCACCAGCACCTGAGAAAGATGCAAGTTACTGTCAGCATTACTGTAAGTTCTACGACTCATCAGGTGAGATGGGATGCGTTGGTCTAAAAAAAGAACGTACACCAGTCAGTGATGTAATCATTACTGATGCAGATATTGACAAGAATGCACTGTTGTATCTACAGTTAGCAGCGCAGATTAAAGAGTTAGAAACACATCAAGATTCTTTGAAGACATCCTTCGAAGGAGTACTGGGTACTACTAATTCAGGTATCGAACTCAGTTGGACAACTGTTAGAGGGCGTGAGTCAGTTGACAGTGAGCAAGTAGAAAAACTATTAGGGTTTGTCCCTAAGAAGGTAGGAGCTGAAAGCCAGCGACTATCAATCAAGCAAAGTGGAGGCAAGTAAATGGCTACAGAAGGAACAAAGTTCCAGATTAACTACAAGTTAAATGATGGAACACTTATCAATCTTTACGCAGCAACAGTTCAGGAACTAGAGACAGGTCTTGCAGACATTGCAATGAATGCTGCAAACATCCGTGCTACTGGATCAGAACTATCAGGTGGAGTACAGGCACCAGCACCAACAGTTGCAGCAGTTGCTCAGGCTTTTAATGCAACACCAGTTGCAGCAGCACCAGTAGCATCAGGTGGTGCTAACTCTTGTAAGCACGGTGCTATGTCACTACGTTCAGGTGTAGGACAAAAGGGTCCGTGGTCAGGTTATATGTGTGCAGCACCAAAGGGTGCGCCAGATAAGTGCGACACTATCTGGGTTCGATAACCAATGCGGGAGCCAAGTCAATACGAAGCTCCTAGTTGTGAAAGTGTTGGTGGGGACTTCTGGTTTCCAGACGCCAAGATTGATATTAAATCAATTGAAGATACTAAGTATGCAGTAAGTATCTGTAATAGGTGTCCCCATCGAAGAGAATGTGCAGAGTGGGGAATCAAGAAAGAATACTTTGGTATCTGGGGTGGTCTTACTTTAAGACAGCGCCAGAAGATCAGAGATCAACGAGGCATTAGATTGAATCAGGAGAAGGACATTGCTTAATCTTTCCCGCGCTTGGAGTGGAGTGCTTACCAAAGCAACACCACTACCTGATGTGTGGGAAGGGTTAGCAACAGAAGGTATTAAGTTTCGCAGAGGCCAGGTATGTATGGTCGCTGCAGCACCTAATGCTGGTAAGTCTATGTTCGCCCTGATCTATGCAATCAAAGCCAAGGTTCCTACGCTTTTCTTCTCCGCAGATACTGATACCGCTACTGTAATGATGAGGTCTGTATCGCATCTATCTGGTCACTCACAAGTGACAGTAGAGGCAAACCTTTCTAACGATAGTAAGTACTACAATGCACACTTAGACAAACTTTCACACATCAAGTGGGTCTTTGATTCATCTCCAAACATTGATGACTTGGAGTTAGAGATCAGGGCCTACGTTGAACTCTATGGACAACCACCTGAGTTGATAGTCATTGATAACCTAATGAACATC